CCCCGGGTGACCGGAGAAGCAGTACTTTTTTGTGGATTGATTACCACAGACTTGGAGCAATCATGGCATACACTGAATCTAAACCTTACGCTACTAGGGGCTATTACAAAATCGGGGGCGATTGGACCTTTCCGGACGCTCGGCAATCGTCAAACGTCCAAATGAAAAGTACAACCGACTCTCGATCTGGTACTAGCAATCCTAAGTGGCGCGAGATCATTAGATTCGGCGGTAATGCTACAACTGCGTACCAGCGCTCCACCTGGCGGCTTACGGCTCAGAGACACTGCGACGTCTCGGTAGATTTCCTCTACCCGAGATATCCCAGCGATCCTTCCCGAAAAGTCGTCTGTGAAGCGTATTGTACGGGTGACGGCCCCTGGGCATTTACGGGAGTATTTCCGTTAATGTCCGGGACTCCGTCCTCGTCCAATTACGCCCAAGCACGTAATCTGGCACTTAAGCACCTGTATAACAGATACGCTGACTTAAACAATGCCTTCCAAGGCGGCGTTTTTGCTGGCGAGCTTAGAGAGACCTGGCATATGATCAAGGACCCTCTTTCTGGTCTTAAGCGCGGCTTGTGGGGCTATCTTGATGATATCCAACATCGCTTAGCACGCGATCGCGGCATCATCGGACGACTCCCTAAGAAGCGCCGGACCAAGTGGATCAATGATGCAATTGCCGACTCCTGGCTTTCTGCAACCTTAGGGTGGATGCCTCTATGTAATGATATCGATTCGGCCTTTAAGGCTCTTACCAATATGCATGATAGAAGCGAAACCTTTGGGTTGACAGCCACTGGTGAGGCTGAATCCCTCGATTATTCGTCTACTAACTCAGCTATGGTGAACAATTACATTTATACAATTGTAAATGAACGCCGTAAGTCGAAGTCTAGTGTCCGTATAAAAGCTGGGTTCAGGTTCACCCCTCAGCAGATTGACGAGCGCATGTCCCTCGCGGGCCAGCTATCGTTGACCATGGCGGATTTTATCCCGACCATTTGGAATCTGCTTCCTGGCAGCTTTTTGACTGACTATGTAACAAATATCGGCGACATCCTCGATGCTGTAGCCCATCCCCTTGCGGGGATGTCCTATATCGTCGAGTCTCATAGATATGAGACTACGGGTGAGTATGAAGTTTTACTTGATATTCCCCGCATAAAGTCGGTACTTGGAACTAGTTTTGTCGCAGCTGGTGGTGATCCAGGCGGTGCCACCGCCGTTGCCCGCGGTTTTAGCAGGTCCATCCCAAGCAGTACCATGCCGACTTTTGAGTTCTCATTGAATCTCACTGATCGACAGCTACTGAATGTGGCGGCCTTGCTTCAGAAGGGCAACTTCGTTAGGCTTGCGAGTCTTGGCCTCATTAAGTAAAGATACTTACTGTGATAACCTTGACCAGGCTTACCCTTACCTACCTCTTTTGCGAAAGCAGATAATATGGCAATTGCTCCCACTACCCCTGTAACTGGTGCAGCTCAGACTGGTTTTACCACTCCGACTTACACCATTACGAGCGACACGTCCCCGGATGTGAATATGAAACAATGGGCTGTTACCGCTCTTGGCGGCACGCAGACCGGCGTTACTACTCACTCGGGTTCGTCTCCGTTCACGGTTAATTTCGTTAAGCCGAAGGTCTATAAGTCCCTCGGTAAGCCGAATCCCGTGACAGGGCTCATCAAGAACGTCCCGAAAAATCCCTTTAAGGTGATTTCTCGTAAGGGCGTTACTCCTCTTGCTGGACAGCCTATTCAGATCATGCCGATTACGACCTCAATTGAGGTCCCGGCAGGCGCTGACCTGGCTGACCCCGCCAATATTCGTGCCGCGTTGTCTCTTCATATCGGTATGCTACAGCAAGTAGCAGCCGGTCTCGGTGACACCACGATCTCGAATATCTTCTAGTCCGTCACGTGAAATCGCGTGCCGTACTAGAACTAGTGCGGAATCTTAGCAAACAAAATAGGAGTAAGACAAGATGGGCAGTCGCTCTCATGCTCTTTACCAATGCCTCTTGGCTGACCTGCACTGTCATATTGGTGCAGACATTTCTCCCCGCGAAATAGAATCTAAAAAGTTCTCTTCGTGGCCTGGGCTCTCTACGCGTCAAGCTGCGTGTATATCCCTTCTTAACAGCATCCTAAAGAAGTTTCAGGATGAACTGGACGAAGGTGCATGCAATGAGCGCGCTTTGAACCTCTTCCTCGAGATGAATGATAGATGCGAAAGCATCACAGACATCGACTTGGAAGGTCTTGATGAACTAGGATCAATGGCGATTGATTATAGCCTTTCACGGCTTAATCACTTTGCAGACCAATCAGACGGTTCAATACTGTCCGCTTGTTCTATTCTAGCTCATTTAGATGTGGGCCCTGGTGCCTCTGTTGGAGTTTCCGGTAATTCACATTACCACAAATTCTTCGGAGGCCCCAGGACGGCGACATCGTCAGCCTTAGCTCGTCTAATTGATAGCGAGCTCAGCCTTGACCCTTCCTGGGCCGAAGCCGAAAAGGTTCGCGCTTCGTATTTCGGGGATACTAAGGTTGTCAGAGGTAACGCTCTTTCGTTCGCACTCAAAAATGCGGAAATATCCCGTGTCATATGTACTGAACCTTCAGAAAACATGAAGTTTCAGAAAGGCATTCAGTTCTGCCTTGAACGCCGATTGAAACAATACTTCGGTATTGATCTATCGATTCAAGACAAGAAGAATGCAATGCTAGCTAAGATTGGTTCTGAGACTGGGCGGTTCGGCACTGCCGATCTGCGTTCAGCCTCAGATACTATTTCTTATGCCCTCTTGCAAAAGAGGTTACCACGCGGCTTCTTCGGCTGGCTTAACGTCAGCAGGAGTCCCGAAGTCCGTCTACCCGACGGAACGTGGCAAAAGCTACATATGATATCGTCCATGGGGAACGCTTTTACGTTTCCCCTACAGACGGCGTTATTTGCTTCTATTGTTACCGGGTGTTATGATGCACTCGGTATACAAGTGGTTTATCCCCGCGGGGATCTCCCTTGTAAGGGAGGATCACTTGGGAACTTTGGCGTCTTTGGTGACGACATCGCAGTTGAGAGCTCAGCTTTCAATCTGGTTTGTCGCACCCTTGAACGGTTCGGGTTCCTAGTGAATCATACCAAGAGCTTTAACGAAGGGTCTTTCCGCGAGTCCTGCGGCTCAGACTTTTGGTCTGGCCATGATATTCGCGGTATCTACTGCGAATCGCTGAAAACAGCACAGGACGTATACAGCCTTTACAACCAGCTCTCTGCCTGGTCTTGCAACCGAGCGATTGCCCTTGACCGGACGTTGAGTACTCTCCGTAGCTGGGCGCAAGATTATTGCGTTCCACCATGGGAG